TTTGATACTGTTAAGAAGTTATTTAAAAACGATTACGGCGATCCATTTGAAATGACGCCAGGTCAAATTAGTTTATTTCGGGCAATTTACGAAAAACAAAATCCACGTCTTCAATTTGAGTGTTATACGCAATACGGAAAATCAGATATTGTTTCCATGGCAGTTTTGTTAAGAGCGACAACGTTTCCGGAAAAGTGGCCGATACTCGGCGCCACGAAAGACAAAGCGGGTATTATAATGGGTAAACTCATTAAGCATATTTTTGAAAATGATTATACTTTAGGTAAATTCCAAATCGGTCCGGATGAAAGTTTAGAAAGAGTTAAAAGAGAGCATAGCAAGGAAAAAGTTAATTTTAGAATTGACGACACAGGTATTTTAGGAGAAGTGATAGTTTTATCGGCTGAAGCGCGAAGGAAAGGTGAAGATGCCGGCGACATTCTTATCGGGCATGGCGCGCCAAATCTTATCGAAGACGACGCCGCTTTAACTCCAGATAAGATTCACGGCAAAGCGATGCGTATGTTAGGCGGCCATAAAGATAATTTCTTATTGAAAATTACCAATACGTTTGGCCGGAATCATGCTTTTCGTTCCAGCACTAATCCGCATTTTAAAACTATTCGGATAGATTACGAGCAAGGAATTAGGGAAGGCAGAATAAATCAAGAGTACATTGACGAGATGAGAGATTTGCTTGATCCGGTAATGTTTGGAATTTTATATCAGTGCAAATATCCGCCAGCTGACATGATAGATGAAAAAGGTTGGATGCCTTTATTATCTGAAGAAGAAATTGAAGAAGCGCAACGCCGGTCAGTCCAGGCACATGGTTTAAGAAGGTTGGGCGCTGACATCGCCGAAGGAACGAATTATAACGCATTTGTTATTCGGCAAGACAATTATGCCCGGGTTAAAGAAAAGACATTGGAAAAAGATTTAATGAAAACGGCTGACAGAATTAATGAGTTGATAGTTGAAGAGAGGATAACTGACACAGAAACTTTTATTTGCGCCACTGGTGTCGGAGCCGGCGTAGCCAGTCGATTGATTCAATTGGGATTAAACATTAATAGCGTCAAAACCGGAGAATCGCCGACTGAACTGACAGAAGAAGAGAAGCGCCTTAATCCGATAGAGTATTTTAATTTAAGAGCCCAGTTGGGTTGGGCCGGCCGGGAATGGATCAGACAAGGAGGAGCGCTTGAACCGAGCGTTGAGTGGAAACAATTAAGCAAAATGCGTTATAGAATCGCTGCTGGCAAAACTATTCAAATAATGTCCAAAGAGGAAATGCGATTGCGAGGTTTAATTTCAATAAGCGAAAGTACAGATATTCCGGATGCTTTTTTCTTAACTTTCTTTCCACGAATAATCAAGATTATTAATAATGAGGCTTCGGCTCCATTAAAACCTTATTATCCGGAGCTGGGAATATAAAATATGGAAGGAAAAATAGAAATCCGACTTAGCGATGTTGACGACGATCAAATTAAAAAAATCCACGAAATCTTTCTGGCATTAATAAAATCAGGAGGATTAACTGGCGTTAAGGGAGGGAAAACAATTTTACATTTTAACGCTGAGGGCGGTTTTCAAGGAGTAGAACTTGATTATTGGCCTTGGCGAAAAAGAAAGGAGGTGTGATATGATTCTTCGAGGACCGTATATTAACATTTGGGGAGGTCCGGTAATCGGCGAAAATACCAAAATTGGTGCTTACACGGAAATCGGCAAAGGCGTGGTGGTTGGCGATAACTGCAGCATTCAAGCTCGGTGTTTGCTTTATGAAGGATTGACTATCGAGGACAATGTGTTTGTCGGGCCGGGCGTTATCTTTCTAAATGATGTGTATCCTCCTTCTTACGGCAAGCATTGGAAAAAGACGCTGGTGAAGCGTGGCGCTGCCATTGGCGGCGGAGCAGTTATTCTGCCTGGCGTCGTTATCGGGGAAAATTCTTTAGTGGGAGCCGGCAGTGTTGTGAAAAAAGATATTCCGGCCGGAGAAATCTGGTGCGGAAATCCTTGCGCGTTTCTTAGGAAGCGCGATTTTTAGTTCTTTGCGGTTATCAACAGTTGACATAGTATCTGCGAAAAAGTTATAATTTAAACAATTAAATATCGTGTCCTAACCGAACCAAGGCGGACGGCATTAAGTCGTCTGCCTTTTCTTATTTTATGGAAACTCAAACAGCTCCAAAATCAAAATTTGACGTGTCTGATTTTTTACAGGCGCGTCTCGATGAGAAAAAAATTGCCAGTGAATTTCAGGAACGTCGGCATTCTGCGTGGACTGAAATTTATGATTTGTATAGAAATAAGGTCAAGACCAACCGACTGACGCAACGCCAGGCGGTTAACATTCCGTTATTAAAGGAAACCGTCAAAACGATTTTATCAAAAATTGACGATCCGCCTAATGTTGACTGGAGCGAATTAGGCGGCGATGAAATGAAAGAAATTGTTTATCAAGCGCTTTGGGATGAACAATTTAAAAAAGACAAATTTGAACTTAAAGATATTCTTGACAAGAAGTACGTCTTGCTCTACGGCTTATCGACCAAGATGTTGAATATTACCGAGAATGGACCAACAGTCGATATTTTAGATCCGTATGATGTCGTTTATGACCCGCTGATGAATCCGCTTGATGTGGAATCAGCGCGTTTTATTATCCGGAAAAACATTTTTAGGTCTTTACGTGAAGTTTTAGCCGACGAGCGTTATAGCGAGGAAGGCCGCAATAAGCTGAAAGAATGGTCAGTTGACCCGTCGGGAATAATCCAATCGGCTGAAAACAGAGAAGAATGGGAAAAAAAGATGAAACGCATTCAAGACATGGGAGTTTCATCCGACAAGTTTGCTGATTTTTCCGGCGGTGAAACGATTGTCAATTTGAACGAGCAGTTTTATTTGAAGTGGGAGAAGGATCATTTTATAAAGTATGTTTGTACCTACGCCAACGATACTATACAACTTTTAGACGAAAAATTAAAAAAAATGATTGGTGTCGATGAATGGCCATTCATCGTTTGGTCGGAAGACACGCAACTTAACGATATCTATCCGGATGGCATTGGAGATTTAGTATTAACGCCGAATAAGATTATAAACGTTTGGTTTTCTCAGCAAACCGAAAACCGAACTCTAAAGAATTTCCAGATGCATTGGTACGATGCTTCCATTCAGGGATATAAGCCACAAACTTATGAACCCGGACCGGGAATGATGATGCCGGCACCAGGCGATCCGAATAAAACGATTAAAGCAGTTGATATTTCCGGGTTAGACGAAACACTTGAAGCGATAAACTTTTTAACGCAGGTTATCGAAAGAGGCAGCGGCGCGACGGCTATCGAGAAAGGCGTTCAAGAAAAAGGCAACCAAACATTAGGCGAAATAGAGATTTTAACCAGTAACGCTATCCAAAGGGCGACCACGATGTCAAAGTTCTATCGGGCGTCTTGGTACGAATTGGCCAAGAAATGGGATAAGATGATGCAAGCCAATTCTTTTAAGAATATTAAACTCTATAAAAAAGGCCGCAGTGGAAAACTTTATAAAAAATCAATTTACCCGAACGATTGGAAATCCGATTCAGGTTACGAGCCGACTGTCAGTTCGTCTTCCGAACAGGAACAGAAACAAGCGCAAACGCTTCAGAAGTTTATGTTTGTCATCCAGCAGTTTCCGAATAATCCGGTGCTTCGCAAAATAGCCCAAAAGAGAGAATTGGAATCGCTTGATTTGTCTCCTGACGAATTGCGTCAAGTTCAGGAAGCCGAAGAACAGGCGCAAAAAATGGCTGAGGAGAAAGCAAGAATGGAAATGCAGATTAAAGCCAATCAAAATTTGCCGACACAACAAATAACGCCTAACGCCAACGCAAATCCACAAACCGAAGAGATTATGGGTATGCTTGGAGAATTAGGAACTTAACTATGATAGATGCCGAGAAAATAAAAAACGCGCTTAAACCTTTAGTCGAAGAAAACAGGAAACGAAAAGCCGAAGAAGACAAGGAGAGGCGCCGAAAAAATGAGGAAGACCGCAACGCTATCTTGTCGCAGATTAGCAAGGATTTAATAGTCAATCTGCGGCCAATCCTGAATGAATTGGCAACCAACGCCCGCATTTCAGCCGGAGAATTGAGAGAAGCGATTAAAGATGCCATATCGGTTAATATTCCCGACATTAAGTTGCCTGATTATCCGGAAGTAAAAGTACCGACACCACAAGTTTCTGTCAGCGTTCCAGAGATTAAAATTCCCCCAATCACCATTCCGCCGTTAAGAATGCCTGACCGGATGATCACTGAACTTAGCAGCATTGACCGCAAAAGTCCGTTGCCTGTTCGTTTAATGGATGAAGGCGGCAAACCTTTTATATTTACGATGCCCGGAAGCGGCAAAATGGATTTTTTTACCATTAAAGCAATTCAGGCTTCGGCGTGGGCTGATGTGCTGGATGGAGACGGCAGGATAAAAGTTTCCACGAATGACGCATCCGGATTGACCGATACGGAATTGCGGGCTTCGTCTGTGCCAGTAACTCAGGTTTCAGGCGCCGTCTGGAGCACTTATCTTACCGGGTCTAATGGCACGATAGCCGCAAATATTATAGATTCAGGAGGAGTTGCTTATTCCGGAGATAATCCATTGCCGATAACGGCTGGAAATTCTTTACTTGTTAACCAATTAAGCGGTGCCAATTGGAGCGTTAGCGTTGTTGACATATTCGGATCAGCGGCTTCTGTTTTAAATAGCGATAATCGCATTAAAGTTTCTGTTGAAACCGGCAGTTCCGGGTTAACTGATACTGAGTTGCGCGCATCAAGTGTTCCAGTCGAGCAAGTTAGCGGTTCAATATGGTCAACGAACGTAATAAGTATTTTCGGATCTACGGCAACCGATATAGTCAATCCAGACGGAAGACTAAAAGTTGAAATTCCGACAGGTTCTTCCGGTTTGACAGATACGGAATTAAGAGCCTCCGGGGTGCCGGTAGCCCAGGTTAGTGGTTCGGAGTGGAGCACTTATGTCAGGCCACAAGCCATCGGATTAAACGAGACGACTAATGACGTTTTACGAGTGTGCTTGATGACCGATAACACACTTTCGGCTGTTGTTAATCCAAGAGCGACTGGTCTTAACGAAGTGACTAACGATGTTTTAAGAGTGGCGATGATGACTGAAGTTGTCTCTTCTGTAGCCAGCGCCGGAGTCGGTTTAAATGAAAATACTAATGATATTTTAAAAACTTATTTGGTTTCTTCTTGTAATGTTTCGGTAGCAGCCAGGTCGCAAGCTGTTGGCACGAATGAAAATACCGACGATGTTTTAAAGGTTTATCAAGTTAGCGCCTGCGTAAATTCGGTCTATGTTATAGGATCTTCAGGCACAACGGCAGTGGTTGGCGATATCATAGCCGATGCGGCCGATACCGAAGGCGCGCCAATTAAGATAGGCGGTATTGCCAGGCAAGCCAATCCTACCGCGGTAGCAGCCGGCGATAGAGTATCGGCTTCGTTTGATGACATCGGGCGTCAAGTAATGCGGCCGCTTCAAGTCAGAGATTTGATAAAAACCGCTTATGCGACATTGACTTCCGGATCGGCGTATGGTACGGAAACGACTTTATTGGCTTCCGGGGCCGGCAAGATATTGGATTTGATTTATATGATGGGGACTAACGATTCGGATGCGGCCGTGACGATTGATTTTCGCGCCTCAACCGCTGGCACGGTGTTGGCTAAGTTAAGAATCCCGGCTAATGGCACGGCTGGTGTGGCGCTTTCAGTACCAATCCCCGGGCCGTGGGCTGATCATACCTGGACAATTGACGGCGAAGACATAACTGGAACTAACGTGGCAATAACCGCTTTATTTAGTGAAGAAGTATAATGAAACAAATTCGCGGACAAATTGATATTCAGGATTTAGAGTTAGTTCGTAAAAAATATGGCGAACCTATTTTGTGCGAGCCAGCCCCGATTTCAATTTATAAAGACGGCGAACATAAAGGCAAGCAAAAAATAAATCCGCAAGTCAGCCGTTTTAAGTTTCTTGACGGCAGGACTGTTGATGTCTTTGATGTCGGTCCGAAATACTATCTTCATAAAAACGGCCAATGGCGACCTTTGTCTGAAGTTTGCCACGGCTACGGCAACCACTGGATAAACTTCAAGGAGGATTATGAAGATAAAGTTGATTTTCGTTATGTCTTGTGGCTGGAAAAAAGGCAGAAAGTTATTAACGGAAGAATATCGGTTTGTTTTGAAGACAAAGTTTTCGGTTTAACGCCAGTAGCGGTAAAGAGAATTTATGGGGCTTCCCAGGATTTCTATCCCGATGCTGGCACTGGAGCGACGACGGTTGATGGACAGGTCAGGAGAGCTTGTGCATCTCCTTATGAAACTTGGGGAACATTAAAAGCTGGGGCGGGAACACAGGCATATCCCACAGACACAGACAGTTATATTATTGCTTGCGAAGCCGTAACGACAACCGACAAATGGGACGTTCTTCTTCGTTCAATCTTTCTATTTGATACCTCTACTTTAGATGATGACATAACAATATCAAGTGCTACTCTCTCTCTCTATGGAACGGCGAAACAAGACCCGGGAAACATTACGCCAGATGTTGTAGTTGTTTCGTCTAATCCAGCCAGTAATAATGATTTGGTGGCGGCAGATTTCTCTACTTTAGGAGCAACTGAATTTTCTGATGTGATAACTTACGCTGGATATAGCACCTCAGGATACAATGTTTTTACCCTTAATGCTTCTGGTTTGGCTGTTATTTCTAAAACTAACATCACTAAACTTGGTATTCGTTTGCACCAATACGGCTGTCATACGACAAACCCTGTTTGGTCAGCCGGTGAACCATATACTGCTCTTAAAGCTTATTTCGCCGACAACGGAAGCAACAAGCCGAAACTGACGGTTGTTTATCCAGGGGGAGCCGTCGTCATCGCGCAAGAAAACTTATTATTAATGGGGATTGGCTAATATGAATATTTTATCAAAATTTTTACAAAAAAGAGGCATTAAAAGCGCCGACGAATTAAATGATGATGAAAAAACTACTTTTAATCAGTGGGAAAAGATTTTATCCGAAGGTGAAGTTACCGTTGACGCCATCAGAAGATTTTGTCAGCAGCAGATAGATATTATTGAAACAAAATGGAAAGATCTTGAATATCAGAACAAGGAAAAATTAATCCCATACCATACCGTCTATAAGTTAATCTTAGGGTCGATAGACGGGCCGAAATCCGAGCGGGAAAACCTTGAACGTTATCTTAATTTATTAATTGAAAAACATGAGTAAAGAAGTATTAATAAAGGGCATTGGCCGAACGTCTTATCCGCCGACTTCCGCCAGCGATGGCGCAGAGGTTTTGCCGATGTATGACAAAAATGGCCGGCAAGTCGTGATGCTTTATACAGTCAGAGACATGATGAAAACTGCGGCCGCCAGCGTTTCTACCGGTACATCAACAACCCTTTTGGCCGGGGATGAAGCGGTCTTTCATGATTTATTGTATATTCGTTGCGCTAATAATTCAGACGCGGCGACTACGATTGTTTTGAAAGACGATGGTACAACCGTCAGAACATTTGACGTGCCGGCAAACGATTATGTGGCCGAAACGCTTGTGCCTCATCCACAAAACGCCAAAGGCGGAAATTGGGACGTTGACATGCCAGACATAACCGGCACGACAGTCGAAGTGACGGCAACGTTTATAAAAAACAATTAATATGCCTAAAGCACTTGAAAGAAAATTAAAAAGAGAAGCCACTAAAAAAGGCCTAACTGGAAAAAGAAAAAATGCCTACGTGTATGGCGGCATGCGTAATATGGGTTGGAAACCATCTACCCAAAAAACTCACGTTGCCGTTCACAAAGGAAAAAAGCATGGCAAAAAAAAGAGAGGTTAAGGCGGATATTATAGATGTGCCGCCTATCGAATCGGTTAAAACCGAAAAAACAGAATTGGAAGAATTTACCGAGATGTACAACTTAATGACAAAATATGGAATCAACCGGCTAAGCCAGGTTGAGGCGATGATAGCAAATTTGAAAAAGTAATAAAGTTTCCGACTTGAGAACAATCGTTAACAAGTCGTTAATCCGTCAGCCTGACGTTAACTGCACAAAAAATATGGCAGAGATGCCTATCGATGTATTGCCGGATCCGTCCCCGGCCGGGAGTGAACCCGAAAAAACTCAAACGCCGGTGACTGACGTTCCAGCGCCAACGCCTCCAGCGCCGGCAACGCAAAAAGGGGATAAAACCCCGCCTGAGAATCTTTTCCACGCTCTTGAAGAGGAGCGTAAGCTTCGCAAAGAAGCCGAGGACAGACTTAGGATAGCGGAAGAACAATTAATCGGTGCTGGCCAACCTGAAGAAGTTTTTTCAGACGAAGGAAAGGTATTGGACCAGAAAATTTCTAAAGTAGAGAGCGAACTTGTTTCGCTGAAGGAAGAAAAGGAAATCGAAAAAATCTGCGAACAATACCCAGTGTTAAAGGATAGTCGTGATGAGTTTGATGAGTTTCGCAAAGATTATCCACGCCATAAGTTAGCCAACGTCGCCAAGATATTCTTGAGCGAAAAAGGTTTGCTTGATAGCGTTCCGCCGCGCCCCGGCCTTGAACGGCCGGTAGCCGGCACGAAAACACTTCCTTCTCCCGGTATGACTTCTGAAGAAGTCGCTAAATTGAGGAAAACTAACTACCGAAAATATTTGGAGTTGCTTACCTCGGGAAAGATAAAACCGGAAGACATCAAATAGGTCGCAGGTTTGGCAATATAGGATTATATCTGTATGACTTTAAGCAATTTTGGCGAACAATTTGCTGGCAGGGTTATCCGCAAGGTTTATTCTGATTCGGTCGTGCCTTCAATCACTAACAAAGATTACGAAGGCGAGATCAATAAGCCCGGCGACAGGGTTAATATTCTTTCTTTCTTAAACAACATTCTCTTGAGCGATTACGCGGTTGGGTCCGACATGAACTCGGAAACTATCGTTGACGCTGAAGACGTTTTGATTGTCGAGAAACGGAAGTATTATAACTTTTCGCTGGACAAACTCGAAGATTTATTCACTTATGGACAGGATATTCCGGATGTATTGATTGAAAACGCTAAGCGCGTTCTTCAAGACGCTATTGACAAATACGTCTTGGAGAAAGGCGTCGACGCCAAGGCCGGAAACTGGGTGGGTATTGATTTGTACGTTGCCGGTGGCACTTATACCGAGGCTTCCATTGTTACCAGCGCGACTGGCGGCACTGTGAGTTTGAAGTTTTGTGCGGTAATCGGTGGCGATGCCGTAACCGGCAATCCGGCAGAAGTGGAAAATCCCAGAGACGGAGTTATTTACAACGGTGGTTTTGAAGCCAATGATGTTGGCAAAGGTTTTAGGTTGGTTTCAACCGCGGCTTTTGTTTCTCCTTGGTACAAAATCTCCAGCGTAACTTCTTCGTTAGTGGCTGATTTGACAGAATGGGACGGCGCTGTTTCTGGTTCTGATTTTGAAGAAGGGTGCACTTTACGTGGTTTGTTCGGTGGCGATGGTCGCAACTTTCCTAAATATGGTGATGGAAACGCGATGCTAACCACTATGGCTGCTTTGGGTTGGGAAATCCAGGCGGCAGCGGCTACGGGAGTGTCTGCTTCAACTATCTACGACCAGATAACTTTATTGGCTGAAAAATTGGATGGTGGCGACGTTCCGGGCGAAGACAGGCATTTGACCATTCCTGAAACTATCAAAACCGCTATCAAACAAGCTTCCGAAACTCAGCCGACCGGTATAGCCGAAATCTATACTGGCACGGTGATCAACGGCAAGTTTGCGCGAATGGGCGGGTTTGATATTCACATGGCCACTGGTGCTAAACTTTCAACTCGTGTCGGCCACTCAACGACTTCAGCCGCTTCCAACGGCGCCGGTATGGTTAAAACCGACGGCGCGATTGGTACGTTCATGCTGGCTAATACGCCTCGCATGATAACCTACGCTGATAAGTGGAGCGAATCCCGCGTTGTCGATGCGGAAAACCAGTTTGCGAAAAAATACCAGGGCTTGTTCCTTTATGGAGCAAAGGTCCCGGCGTATAATCGCAAATTCGGCGCGATTCTATTCGGCAGTTTCTAAAAGTTAAGTAACAATTAACTCGTTCTTGCTTGGCCAATAACCTGACGGAAATTGGCCAAGCATAACGTCAGGGAAGGAGTTATTGAAAAAATATGATTGAAAAATTAAAACGGAAGTTCTTTAACTGGTTTTATCTTAAATTTCCGCCAGAAATGGTTCAGTATTGGAAACGCACGCAGGCAATCAAGGCTAAAGTGACCAAAGCGCCAGACGGTCATTATATTATGTGGATGAAAGGCGAAAAATATCCGTTTCCCGGTTTCCCGAGAGGTTGGTTATTGTTCGGTTCGTTGTCAAAAGTCAAACATATTATTAAAAACTTCATTTTCAACGATTCGTGGGCTTTATTGGAAGAAGGAACGCCGGAGCAAAAAGTGATCAACCGGGTAAAAGACGAAGGAATGAAAAAAATGATTGAGTTGGCTGATTTGGCGAAATACGACATGTTGCCGTATGAAAAAATGGCGCCGGCAGTAAAAGAAATTTGGCGAGCTTTTACCGCTGTTGAAAAAAAAGTCGGTCCGGAAACGGCCAAGAAAGTTAAGGCGATAAAGGATTGCCTGACTTATGTCATACAAGAAGATGACGGCTATCGGTTTCGCGTGCAATGGCTGACAAATTATTTTCCGCAAAAAAAATGGTTCAGAAAGATTTATTTGTCGGCTTTTCAAAAGGCTTTAGAAATGATGGAGCACGCGGAGGTTGTCGGCGATATGAAAGAGAGAATCAGATTATTGCGCCGGATATTATTAGTCTTGCTGAAAGACAAAAGAATCTACGAATTATTTGAGATGTTTTGTGAAGAGATGGACTGGAAAAAAATAAAATTAAGCAAAGCGGATAAGTATTATTTTAGGGCAAAATATTTTAAAGCAGATTTTGATAAATGGGATTACTAAATTATGGAACCGGTCAATGAATTAAAAGAGGTAAAAAAACAATTTCCGTCTATTCTCGGCGGCTGGTCTTCGATTTTTTATGGCGGTAAAGAAGATCAGTATTTGGATTCAGTCGGCATTGATCCGGAGATAATCAATGAGTTAGACGGGTTTTATAATGTTTTCGGGACAATTATACCAAACTGGATTAGAACTGATATCACTTCGCCGAGTTTAGCCGGAAACGCCCCGATGTGGATTACCGCCGCGCCGACTACGCAAGGAGCTTATGTCTATGGTTCTGGCGGAACTCTTTACACTATAGGTCTTTTGTGGAGAATAGACGAAGAAGGCGGGATCATTAATACCGGCGGCGAAGGAAATGGATTGGTTGAAAGAATGGATTATTTATACTTGGCTACCGGTACTGATATTGTCAGGTTTGGAACTCTAAGCGCCACCGGGCCAACCGCAATTCTCAATTATTGGACTTCTTCCGCCAATGGACTTGGACAAGCGGCTTTAACCGATACTGATTATCCTCTTTTGTTGGCTGGCGCTTCGATAAATTTTCCAAATCATCCGATGCACCTTCATAATGACGGCTATGTTTATGTGGGAGATTACGCCAGTGGCGTAGGCCAGATACATTCTTTTTACGTTTCGTCTGCCGGAGCAACAACTGTTTATTTTGCCGATTTGTTATTGCCGCCGGGATATTATCCTTTTGACATCAAGAGTTATGGAACTGATTTGGCAATTGTTGCCAGTCGGATTTCCAACGTGACAGGTTCAGGTTTGGTCAGATTTTCAGATTCAGCGTTGTTTTTATGGGACACCATTTCAAAAAACTTTTATCGGCAAGTGCCAATTCCGTTCGAATTGGCGACTGCTTTGGCTAATAAAAACGGAGAACTTTACGTTTTATGCGGAAATTATGGCGGCAACGTTAATTCAGGCGGAGTTAATCTTTTAAAATATTTGGGCGGAATGTCGTTTGACACAATAGCCAGCCGGCCGGAAAGCAGAACGCCGTCAGCTGGCGCGGTCGATGTTTATGGCAATATGATTGCTTTCGGCGGATCTTATTCATTTGGAGGAACGTCAACGACAGCGGCCGGAGCGATGGCTGTCGGATATCGCAACGCCGAATTGCCAAGCAGAGCTTTTAATTTTATTCAAAGGGCTACCGTTACCACGAGACCTTATCAATTAGTTTCAGCTCTTAAATTTATGAAAGAACGCGGAATCAATCCGGTTTTGGGCTGGAGTACCGGTTCCGATGGCGACGGTGATTGGCAAATAGGCATAGATGCTTATTTGATGAAACAGCAAAACTCAATGTTCCGTTATCTGCCGGTTAATGTGGGAAAACCATTTACATTGCGCCGAATCACTTTGCCGCTTACCGGTACGGTCAGCGCCGAAACCGAGATTACTCCGGTAGTTTGGATTGACAATGGCGCTAAACTTCACGAATTAAAAACAATCAATTCTACAAATTATCCAAACGCAGATTTGCTGATTGAGTATGGCGGCCTACAAATACCGGGAAAATTAAATTTTATATTACAATTAAAATTCACTTCCAGCATCATACGCGGGATTGCTCCGGGAGCGAGTTACGAATTAGATTATGACGATTGACGACCAAGAAAAACCAGTCATTAAACCGCTTGAACTTAGGGATATCGTTAAATTAATTGACACAAATAGCGATCAGCCTACTTTTCCGGCGGTTAATATTCAACAACAAATTCAAATTGTCGTTTCTGGCGGCAACGCGAGCTTATATGTTTATGATGCTTTAAACGATAAGTGGCGCGCAGCTACCTTAGGAACGTAAAAATATGCTAAAAACAAACACTGATATAATAAACGAAGTTTTAGCCAGGGTTCACATTGAAACCACGACAACAACTTCCGATGGCCTTATTACCGACACTTTATTAAAAGGTTGGCTTGGCAACGCTCATCGTTTTGCTTGCGGTTATAGAAAATGGCCATTTACCGAAGGACGCATTTCCACAACTTATGCTCAAGAAGAAATGGGCTATCCGGAAGGTTGGCGGACTGACTCAATCAGGTTTATCACTGTCGGCGGAGACAGATATCAAAAACTAAATTTTGAAGATTATCAAATATTCAGAACAGAAACGCCGGAATCACAAGATAAGGTCTTTTCAGATTTTGCCAGAGTTTATTATGTTAACCCGAATGTCGCGTCAGGAACGATAGTGGCCTACGGACAATACTTGCCGGCGATTGACCCGACCGATGAAGCCGCCGACACTATTTTTTCTGGCAACGAAGAGGAAGGCAACGAAGCGCTTGTCGAAGAAATGCTGTCTTATGTAAGGAAACGCGAGAAAAAGACAAATGAAGCCAAACAGCATCACTTAAACGCCATTGAAATTTTAGAACGGCTTTGGAAAAATCACGCTGACGAACAATTTGCTTATCATTCAAAGAACCGGGGAATGTTTACAAGAATTGACGTAGTCGACGGAAGTTATTATGGCGACGAATTAGATACCGATCAATTTTAATTTAAAAATATGCCAGTAAATCAACCTCTTCAAATTCAAAAAAATCAAGATCCGTTAGCATCAATCAGGCAAGTTTTCGGCGACCAGTGGCAGCCGTCCCCGGCTTTTAACAAAGACTTACAGGCTAAAGGAATTTATGGCGCCGTTAGAGTAGGCGAAAGCCCGAATGTTTTTACATTAGGTCCGGGCGGTACGCTGGAAACAGCCGAAACTTATAAACAAAAATTCGGTACTGACAGTCAGGAAGGAATTGTCGGCGTTATTAGTCCTGAACAAGCCGCTCAGCTTGGAATTAAGCCCGAATCTATAAATACACCGCCTAAACCCATAGAGACGCCTCCTGCCTCAACCAGCGAGCCCACAGGCACAACTGCAGATGAGATAGAGAAAGAACCAGAGGCAGAAACTACGCCAATTGACCCTTATAAAACTTTTACTGATTTTTACGCTAAAATAGTCCAAGATTCTGGAATGCTTGATATTAAAAACGAATTTAACCGGGTGCAAAAAGAATATAATGATTTAACTAAAGAAGAGAGTAATGAAATTATGGCGATTAACGATAATCCGTGGCTTTCAGAAGGTTTGCGTCAGCGAAAAGTCGCTAATATCCAAGAAAAATATCAATCGCAAAAAGATAGTTTGACAAGGCAAATGACACTTTACGAAGGGCTTTACGACGCCGCCAAACAGGATGCTCAATTTACGGCGACACAAGCAACGCAGTCGGCTCATAATCAAGCGGTGCTTGATCAGAATCTTTTATTAGCTAAAATGGATTCAGCGGATAAACTATTATCCGCACAAAAAGGCACCACTGATATTCAAGAATACGAATACGCCAAATCTCAAGGATATAAAGGAAGTTTTACTGATTACCAAAAAGAACAGGCAAATCTTAAATTAAGTACTTCCGGCGTTACTACTCCAACGTCTGATTGGGCCAATACGTTAGGAATAGCCGCCAAAGACGCCAGCGCGTTTAATACGGCATTCCAGGAACAGTACGAAAAAGTTTTGGCCGGGACTTACGGCACATCTGGAGCGCGCGAAAAGGCCGGCAAAGCAATGATTGCCAAATATCCGCAGTATGCTAATCAAGTTTGGAAAGTAGTTTATGGCAGTCCAGACGAAGGAATAAACGCTCTCTTTCCGAATGGTTACGAAAGCGATATAAAATCGGCTTCCAATGTCAATCAAGAAACCGGACTTAATACCAACTTATCGGCTAATGTTAAAGGAAACGTCGAAGCGTTAAAAGCCGCCAATGCCAGTGTAGAAGATATCAAATCTTATATCCGGGCCGAAGGTTATGATCCAGAAAGCAACGAATCTAAATTATTATTAAAAAATTATCCGGCAAAAAAGACAACTACCGGCAAAACACCGTCGCTTTTAGATTTAACACAATTCGGTAAATGGAGATCTTAATATGGCTTTTCTTGAATCTATTATTAAAACAATAACTGGTCAACCCCGGACTTTTTCTTATATTTCTCCAAAAAGTTCGGTTAAAACACCAGAAACTTATTCTACCAGTTTTTATCATCCATTTAACGCCAAAGAGACCAAGGCCAATCCTGACGGAATTGGTGCGCTGGGGGTAAAAGTCCAATTTGGCGACGTAGCAATTTCAGACAGGACAAGATTAGATGAATTAAAACAAAAAGCAAAAATCGGTAAATTCGAATATATCACTGTTCCCGAATTAAAAAACGTAGAAACTAAATATGGAAAAGGAGTTTTCAGAATTGCCGACGTGACTGCGAAAAAAGCGAATATCAAACATCTTGATTTTGTCAGCGATAATCTTTATGGTGATAAACCATACGGTACAACTTCTTTTGAAAAATTGATCGGCAATAAAAATTTTTCGATTATAAAAGAAGATTCGTCTTCAGATATCCTTAAAAAATATGGCATATCTGATAAACAAATTAAGATTGATCAGTCGCCGGTTAAAACTTCTGTTTCCGACGTTATTAAAGGATTGCCGGCCGCGGCTAAAAAAGTCGGCGGTGAGATTTATAATACTATTGGCGGCGTATTAATTCCCGGCGCTACACCTGAAGAATTGAGAAGTCCGAGTTTTTTAGGCCAAGTAATCAAGGGATTGCCTTCGGCTACTAAAGAGACCGCCAAACAATTAAGCCGGCCGGAAGGAGTTGGCGAGGCGGTTTTAGGAGCTGCCAGAGGCGTTTCCGATTCGATAACGGATATCATTATAAATAACTTTGTGTCAAAGGAAGATAGAGAAGGTACGCGTACGGAAGTCCAGCGGATTTTAGACAAGTACATTGCGCCGGTGGAAGGAGATATTATGAAAGGGTTCCAGATTGGCGGTACAGCAGCGCCGTTCGTGGCGGCCGGCGGAATTGGCGGAGAGGCTGGCGGATTTTTAGGTAAATTGGTCGGTGGAACAACTGGGAAGGTAACCGGCAGTGCTATCGGCAACATTGCCGGTTTCGTCGGGGCCGGTCAATCAACATTGCCGAAAGAATCAGACGCAGAACTTCGCGCTATCCAGGCGACCAAAGACTTGGCCATGCTTGGATTTTTTCATTATGGCAGCAAGGCTTTTACGGAAGCTAAAAATATCATAAAAAAAGGGATTAAAGAAGGCAATGTTGGGTTGACTATTAAGAACGTCGGTAGAAAACCGATATCTGTTTTTGGCGAACAACGAACACAATTGGGCTGGGCGCTTAATGAAATAAACAAAGGCAATAAAATACCAAAAGAGCTTGAACCGCTTATCGAAGAGTTTAATCAGGATAGCGTACATCAAATTGGCAAGGATATAATACAAAAAGTCGGACCGGGCAAATATAAAATACTTTTTGGCGAAGATACTTTTTCAAAAGAAGCCTTGGCGGATGTTTGGCCAGCCAAAGATTACGTGGATGTCAAGGATTGGCGTCTTCTTCAAGAAGGCCAAGGGGTAGAACCAGAACAATATTTGGGAGCGTTTAATCGCCAAGTAAGCAAAGGCGAGCCAGTTTTATATAAAAACAAGATTGCTTTGTTAGAAGATTTTTATGATAACGCCACGGCAAAAATTAAAACTTCCGATGGAGAGATTGTTGTCAATGCCGATGAGATAAAAATTGCTCCAGTAAATTTATCTGCTGATCAAAAATCGCAGTTAGCAGAATTAAAAGGCGCTACTTTATTTGGAGCAAAAGAGATTTCTATCGGCACGAAAAAAATATCGATGGAAGGCAAGACCAAACCCGGAGTGGTGACAGAAAAAGTGATACCAAAAAAGATAGATCAAGTCGAAACTGTTAAATATAAAGGCGAAGATATCCCGGTTATCGGGGAAATAGACAGTAAGACTGGGCGCGTTAAATATTTTGATGATCCGGCCGACATCGAATCATTAGCCAAAATTGAGGAGGAATTATCTGATATTGGCGATATGCCAGCTGATTTGCGGGCAGAAATAGAAGCCGAAATAAAAGGAGAAGTTGCCGGCGGTGATATTATTGGCGATATCGTATCTGGCAAGTTAAAAATGCGTCCGCCGTCCGGTGACGTTAAAACCGACTGGATGGAATCAATCGGCAAAGGAAACTACGCCAGAATTTTTGGTGGTGGAAAATTTGCCAAAACGCCTGATGAAGTAGCAACCGATATGGGGATAGCAGAATCAGGGCTAATAAGCAACGTCGCAGAGCGACTGGGAGTTAAAAAAGTTAAGCCGTCAAAAGTCAAAGCAACGAAACTTCCAGAGGATTATATTCCGCGCAAATATACCCCTAAAGAGATGCGGATAGCAAATATTAAAGAAGCCGAGGCAAAAAAAATAACTTCTCAATTGAAAAGAGACATTGAAGCGCTGGGCGGTTATAACAACGAAACCTTAATAAAAGACTTAAACGAAATTGCCGGCTACGATTTTAAGAGCATGGACGATTTGATGGCTGAAATCAACAAAGAGGCCAAAATTGTTAAGCAACCGCGTATAAAAACCACTGGCAATAGAGATGTCGATATTCTTATTCGACGCGTTGAATTGATGCAGCGCAAAGATTTATCCCGAGCTCAAAAAGAAGCCATCAAAAAACTTCATACAATTGCCAAACCATCGCCGGCCACCACCTTCTATCGCGCCGAGGAGCGCAATAGTTGGATTCGGGCGATTAAAGAAATGCAGGATGTCAAAAAACTTTCCAATATGACTGTTTCCCGGATTAAAAACCGATTGGGGATAGAAAACATCAGGTTGGCTGACCAACCGAAACTCCAAAGATTATATGATTTTCTCACTACTCTAAAAGAGGGTGATTCTTTCCTTTCTGAAAAGCAATTAAAAGCGCTTAGCGACTTGCTTAAAGACGTCAAAGACGCCGATCTTATTCCAAAAAGAGTGATTTTTGATATGTTTGGCGAAACAACGGAAATAATGAACGGCTTAATAACCGGCAAGATAGCCAATGAACTTATTCCGACTGTTGATATTAAAGAAGGCCATCCGATAGTCAAGAGAATAGTTGAAAATGCCGATGCCAGTATTGTCCGGGCAGAAAAAGAGATCCAGCGTCGTAACGAAAAACTTAATGAAATGCTACTAAAAGCTGAAAAGTCGCGCCGGCCCAAACTGAAACTTGGCGAAAAAGTCAAACGCTTCTTGATCCCGCAAAACAAGGAAATATTTAAGGCATTAAGCGGTGAGAAAGTTGACTTAACCGTTGAAGAACGGGCAGTAGTGGCTTATCTTAAAAACTTTTTTAATAAAGTTAAAGAAGATTTGGAATTGGAAAAATATCGCAAACATTATATTACTCATCTGGAAAAACCATTGACCGAAAAGATTGTTAATGAAGGATTAATGCGCGCGGTTTATGATGTTTTTTCTTTGCGTAAAAAAGAGACAATCCCGATAAGTATAATGTTGGAATTGGATAATATTATTGGTTCGGAAAAGTTTTTCAAATTTGCTATGGAACGAAAAGGCGGAGTTAACCCCACAACGAACATTCGCCGGATTATTCATGAATACTCAAGTTTGTATGAAATGAAAAAAGCTTTGGATGCGGTGTTGCCCGAGGGCCAGGCGGTCACGAAATTATTGCTACAAAATAAAACCGCCGTCTGGATGAAGAAGTTTTTACAGAATTTGAAAGGCCGAGGATTGGACTATGAGTTCCGTCGCGGCAAAATGGGCTGGTTGTCAAAAGTAGCGGATCAGATTATTGATGTAGGATATGTTAAATTGCTCGGATTAAACTATTGGTCGGCTTTAAAAAATTTGGCGGCCGGCGAAGCAAACTCGTTTATTTATCAAGATCTTAAAACTTATTTAACCGGGAAAAAACGGATGATAGAAAATCCCAGGAAAGCAATTAAAATGGCTCAGGAATACGGTGCGCTTGAAGGTATGTATGCTGATTATGCGACCATTGGCGCTATTGGGAAATTAAAGAAATTAGAAAGCTTAAGTATGATTGGCCAGAAGGCTGGTGAGTACGAAATTCGGGCGTCTATTTTCGCCGGAGAGTTAACGCCTGAAGAATGGGCGAGTGGTAAAATATCATCTAAACGATACGAACAAATTAGAGATACTATCGCTATTACTCAAGGAATTTTTTCAAAAACTCAAAGTCCTTTATGGGTTCAAGCTTGGTACGGCCGGTTATTTTTTCAGATGAATCGCTGGCGAATTACCAACTCAATGCTTATAAGAAGGTTAGTATTAAATTCTGTCAAAGAACAGCGTTCCGGCGTGAGATTAGGTAAAGCCACTAAGCAATTATCAAAAGCGTTCATTCTGTATGGTATTGGCATGTACTTAAACTACGAGTTAGGCAAGGCTGGATATAAAAAAGCGGCACAAGTAGCCGAATCAATGGCGCAAGTTATTCAGTCAACCATAGAACTCCTTACTTTAAAACCGATTATTGATTCATTATCCGATAATCCTACTTTTTCTGTCTTAAAAGAATTATCTTTTTCTATTCAAGAGTTAGCAAATTATATTAGAGTTCCTGGCCAAGAAGAGCCACGAACACTTGATTTCCAGCAAGGATTAGAAAAAACTTGGATTGCTCCGGTAAAAACAATTGAAGATATAACCGGCGCCGAGGAAACATCAACGCCAAAAGCCAACGATATTCTTAAAAAGTACAACATTAAAGGGTCAACCAAAACAAATAAAGCGGATGAAATTCTTAAAAAGTACAATATAAAATGAAAAAAATCTTATACATTATTTTTATTTTTCTGCTTTCATTATTCCTCCTGGCCGTTTGCTGGAATAATTTGTTTTGCACGGCGATAAGTTATTGCGACAAAAATCCATAAATAGTAAATAGTTAATGAAAACTATGGAAAAAAATTGTGATCAGATGTCTGTTTGCGGGATAGAGGAAGTCAAATTGGCACTATTCGGCGACGGCAACGGAAACAAGGGAATCGTGGCGATGGTCAAAGAAATGCATGAGGTTTTTTACAATACAAAATGGACGACTAAAATGGCGCTTAAATTTTTCGGCGGATTGGGAATTATCACCGGCGGCATTATTGGTGTTTGGGAACTGATTAAAAGATTAAAGTGAGTTCTTTATTTTAATAGGAGGTGCGCGATGAAAAGTATTCAAGATCTTTATAATGATGGCTATCTGCCCGCTACGATTATGCCGTCGGCTGTCTGGGAAAAGTTAAGCGCTACGGAAAGAGACGATCTGATTGCTGAAAAACTTATACCGATGTTTGGCGACATCGTTGATGCGCCAGAGATCGTGGAGTATCGGGGAGCAACGATGTTCTTTTTGAAAAGATGGTTTTAGGGCGAGCGATATCTCGCCCCTCATTCGGGCAACCTCGGGAAGCCGACCCTCCGTGGCTTCTCGAATGGGGGGAGAGAAAAAAATTACACAATTTTTTCGTCTTTTAAAGAAATCTGGGCGGCTTGGAAAAAAGGCCAGAAGTTTTTTGCGGTCAAAATTGAAAAAACAAATTTATGATAATTCCAATAGAAAATCCAACGATTAAAAATGGCCGGTGTTTGGAAATTTCACAACACTGGGACGAGAACAAGGATTATTATCTAAAAAATTTCGGGATAGCCGGACACAACGGACTTGATTTTGCTTATCTCAATCCGCTGGGCCTACCGGCGCATGATTCGCCGAGTTACGGCCGGCCGATTCTGGCGCCTTGCGATATGAAAATAAAGAAAGTTATTTTTTTGGGCGAACGCAACACTAAAGGTAATGGGATCTACGCCGTAGGAAAGGGCTGTGAGCTTATTTTTTGGCATAACAGGGCTAATTGCGTGAAAGTCGGGCAAGATGTCGCCCGGGGCGAAAAGATAGCGGAAATGGGCAATTCTGGGCTTGTGTGGCCGGTTCCGGATCAGAATGACCCGATGGATAAATCAGGAACGCATTTACATTTCGCACTGCGGCCGTTGAACGAAGATAATTCTATTAAATATCCGAATAACGGCTTTGACGGATTCGTCGATCCGTTGCCGTATTTAGAATTAAACGAAAAAACTATGTTAGATCTTTATGGCAATTCACAAACAAAAGAGCAATACATGAAAGATAATGAAGGCGTTCTTCATCGCATCTTAAACGAGGAAACGCTGAAAGATTTTCACGAAGCTGGAATAATAAATAAAGAAGCAATCGTCTGGCTTACCGTCAACCAATTCTCGGTCTATAAAATCGGAAATGTTTGGCTGTCAGTCAGCGATCAATAATTTATGAGTAAAATCACAACAAGCGCCAGCAAGATAGTTTTTATCTTATTGGCATTGTCGGCGTGCGTCGGTTTTTTCATGGGTATTTTGGAAGCGAAAGATTTTATGGTGTTAGCCATCAGCGCTTTCTCGTTTTATTATGCCAATAAGCCGACCAATAACGCCGGGGAAATAATAAAATAGATTATAATAAATTTTTATTTCTTGATACCAAAAAGCCCATTCGGGCTTTTTGGTTTTGTGGATAAAAATAAAAAAATAATTGTTTTTTGGCTTATTTAAGCCAAATCAAAGAGCGCTATTGACAAGGTTTTTGGTTATGATAAAATGATAATGTCTTATCCGGTTAGTACCTTAATTCTGTCGCCAAGCGGCAACTCTTTGCCGTACAATTAAATAATTCGCTTGTCCAAACATTAGTTTTCGCGTAGCAAGGATAATAAACATTTTATCGTTATTAGGCGACAGAAATTAAGGCATTAATATAATGTATGATAGAAGAAATAAAATTAGCGGCTAAAATTCTTGGTCGGCGTGGTGGTCAGACAACGCTTAAAAGAATAGGCCATAAAGGTTATCGAGAATTAGCGAAACATCGTTTGGCTATTTTTAAGGCTAAGAAAAAAGAGATTGAAAAAGAACGCCGGCGCATTAGGCGCAAACAAGAAATTATTTAAAAAATATGTATAATCATTTTTTATCAAATTTTTTTCTTCCTGAAGAACAAATAAAAAAGCAACGAAGGATAGATTTTTCTGTAAAGGTCGGCCTCGTTGTTATTGTAATAGAGTGTTTTATATTAATTTGTTTATAAAATTATGTCTAAAAAGAAATTTACATCAGAAGATATTGAAGAAGAAGATATTGAAGATGATGATGAGGACGATATTGATAATGAAATTGACGATGATGGTGATACGATGGATGAACACGATTTTTTAGACGACGACGATAAAAATTAAGGACCGCTTTAGTGAGGGGTTGACCTTGGGGAAAAAGATATGCTGCGGTGCTTATCTTGTCAACCTCTCCCTAAACTAAATCTATGAGTACAAATAAAGAATTAAATATTACCAAGCGATACGACTTGGCGAAACCGACAGAAGTAGTCATTATGGCCGGTAAATTAAAGAACTTCATTGTTGGACAGAAACTCTATACCGACATCAAGGGCAAAAACTATGCTTATGTTGATGGTTGGCAATTTGCTGGTTTCTTGACTGGCTTGAATGCAATTATTAAAAAAACCATTAACCTTTCAACAGATAAAGAAATGAAATGGAAAGCCGTGGCTGAACTCTACTTAGGCGATAAGTGTGTTGGCCGCGGCGACGCTCTTTGTTCAAACAAAGAAGAAAAGAAAAAATCCTTTGACGAATACGCCATTTTATCCATGGCTCAAACCAGGGCTATCGGCAAGGCGTTTCGCAATAAGTTGGGTTGGGTGATGAAATTGGCCGGATATGAATCAACTCCCAGCGAAGAAATGACCAAGGTGGGTCAAACCCCTGCCGAACCAATAAAAACCTCTCCTACGGGCAAACAAGGGGCTATAACACAGCAAGAATTGCCGGCTCTGTCTAATTCAGTCGCCCGGGAGAAGCTTTTCGCCTTAGCCCGGGAATATGGCGCGGTAGCCGGTAAAGAACCGAAATTGATCGGATCGGTTCTTAAAATGAAAATCAACTGGGCTAAGTGTACGGAGAAAAATCTACAGATAATTTACTCCAAGTTTTTAGCCGCGATGACAAAATAATGAAATTCATTAAAATCGGAAAACACACTATATTTTTTGAGCCGGGGGAACACAAGTTCACTGATGAGCGTGGCAATTCGGTTAATTCCGTAACGAAGTTCACTGGCGTGATTGATAAGTCCCAGCAATTGATCTGGTGGGCGGTTAAGCTGATGAAGAATTTTTTGCTGGATATTATTGAGGCTGGCGGTTCTATCAGCCAAGCCCACCTTGAAGAGGCGTATAAACTGCATAGTGTCAAAAAGAAGGAAGCCGGAGATATCGGTACGGCCATTCATGAGTTGGTTTCCAAGTGGATTAAGAAAGAGAAGTATGATATTCCGGATGACGATCGGGTCCGCAATGGTTTTAATGCTTTCCTTGAGTTTCAGCGCCAGCAAAAAATTAAGTGGCTGGTCAGTGAAGAAATTGTCGGATATTTAGCGGATGAAAAAATACTTTTTGCCGGCATTGCTGACGCAGTGGCCAAGATTAACGGCAAGTTGGTCTTAGTGGACTTTAAATCCAGCAACGGCCTTTACGATGAGCATTATTTTCAGACGGCAGCGTACCAGATGGCCTGGGAGCAAATGCACAAAAAGAAAATCGCTTATCGACTTTTAGCGAGGTTCGGAAAAGATGACGGATCGTTTGAGTTTATGGAACTTCACGAAAACGATCGGGATAAAAAAGCGTTCTTGGCTTGCGTGGATCTTAAAAATCGGCTTATTGAAATTAGAAAAAAATGAGCAAACCGATTCCAATTTTTTTCGGCGAGGTTAAGGATGGCAAGTTCATTCTTGCCGACCGGGTAAGGTTTAATTCCTATGTCCGTTCTCTTAAGGGCGAGGTGGAGATGATTTTGCGCCGGCGGCGCCGGATCCGCAGCATCCGGGCCAATGCCTATTATTGGGGCGTGGTTCTGGATGTTATTTCTGATGCTACCGGCTTTACTTCGGAGGAGTTACACCAGGTCTTCAAAAGAAAATTCCTGGGCTATTACAGATCGTACAAAGGAAAGAAATTCATCTTTGTCAGAAGTACCGCCTCGTTATCCTCGTTTGATTTTTGGGAGTATATTAATAAGATTTGCGAGTTTGCCTCTAAGGAGTTCCAGATTTATGTTCCGGCCCCGGGCGAGTTTGACGAACCCGAACATTCCATCAAGGCAGCTGGCTAAAATTATGTCAAACGAACTGACTTATCTGCAGGAAAAAACAATGATGGTTTTAATGAGTCCGCTCGGCGCTCTGTCCACCGGCGCGTCTATTGCTCGGCGTATCGGGCTTAAGGAACGATCCGGCAAGACAGGAGCCGATATGCGTTCTATAATCCACGCTTTACGCGTTAAGGGCTATCCGATCTGCGCGAAGGGCGAAGGTTATTATCTGGCTCAGTCGTCAGATGAGCTTTCCAAGTATATCTGCGAGTTCCAAGGCAGGATAGACAAGCAGCAAGAAGCGCTGGAGGGTCTAAAAAAGGCCTTTGATGGCGCTGGTGGCGTTAGATTGCTCCGGGTCCAAGTGCTTACGGTTGAGGGCCATGAGGTCGGCCGGAAAGTTGTTGATAACAAGGTAGCAACTGCTTACAAAAACCCTACAATATCCACAGAAATCAGTTAAAAACACTTGCTTTTTATTATTAAATAATATATAATTACTATGAAGATAACAAAAATAACAAAAGAGTATTACGAGGTAGACGGAGAGAAAGTTTACTTCTTAGAGCCATTAGAAAAGGTCATATCCATAAAAGAATTGCAGAAAATTATGGATACAGCAGAAGAGTTAGTTAATAAATTAAGAGGAAAAAGCTATGGAAAAAGACAAAACAATAAATAAGGGTCGTGCCCCAAAATGTCCGAAATGCGGAAGCGATAATACTACTCTTAAAGAAGATGACCGAGACGAATGGGCTGACTTGTGTATCTTATGTTTTGCCTGTGGTTATGATGAGAGGGAAATTAAAAATAAAAAGATATGAAAATCCTATCACTTTTTGACGGAATATCGTGTGCCAGAGTTGCTCTCTCAAGAACTGGTCTTGCAGATGAGTTGTTGCAAAGAACAGATGGTGAGCGTGTTCAATACTTTGCTTCCGAAATTGACACACAAGCTATTCAGATTGCTCAAAAGAATTATCCCGACACGATACAACTTGGCGATGTAAAAACAATTACAAAGGACTTGCTCGCCTCTTATATGGGAAATGTTGAGATAGATTTACTGGTCGGCGGAAGTCCTTGCCAAGACCTTTCTATCGCTCAAAAGAACCGGAAGGGACTTGACGGCGAACGAAGCGGTTTATTTTGGGAGTATGCCCGTATTCTCAAGGAAGTGAAGCCAAAATGGTTTATCCTTGAGAATGTCGCCTCAATGTCTAAAGAAGCGAAGGAGATAATCACTAAAGAACTTGGGGTAGAGCCGATAATGATTAACGCCGCACTTGTATCGGCACAAAACCGCAAACGTTTATTCTGGACGAACATTCCAAATGTCAGCCAGCCAGACGACAGAGGTATTTTTCTGAAGGATATTTTAGAGCCGAGCGTGGATGATACTTTTACGGTCAGACCAAAGTCAAACACCGTTCGTTCTTCTGGTAGAGGAAGCGGGATAGACAACAAGCATAACTGGGACACAATCCGTATCGGAAGCATAAACAAAGGCGGTCAGGGGGACAGAATATACTCGCCCGAAGGAAAGTCAGTAGGATTATCAGCTCTCGGTGGCGGTAGGGGGGCTAAAACAGGGCTTTACATTGTCCAAACTCCTCGAGGGAAGAATGCTGGTGGCAAAAGAGCGTTGAATGGGAAAGTGCCTACGCTTTCTTCCTCATCTTGGGAACACAACAACAAACTTTCAGAGAACGAAATTATTAGGAAATTAACACCAGTAGAGTGTGAGAGATTGCAGTCCTTGCCCGATAACTATACGGAAGGGGTTAGCAATACGCAGAGATATAAAGTCCTTGGAAATGCGTTTAATGTTGATGTAGTTGCACATATACTTTCTTTTCTCCGCACCCCAGAAAAGAAGCCAGCGTGGGAATGGTTTGACGATGTGCAGAAAAAGATAGCCATCGAGCCGAAACTCGTCGTAAAACGGCGAGGGAAGAAACACAAATGGTAAGATTTTGCTAACCGTCACCTTAATTTTTATATGAAAATATACAAAATAACAGAAGCAAGTGCGTATCTCGGGATAAGTATAAATTCATTAAAGACACTTGCCAACAACAACAAAATAAATTCTTTCAAAACAGACGGAGAGCATAGGCGTTTTCGGGAAGATGACTTGGACACCTATATGGGAGTTAAGAAAGAAAAGCAAGAACGGCTGACTGTTATTTATGCCAGATGTTCTACTGCCAAACAAAAAGAAAACCTTGAAAGACAAAAAGACAGATTGAGAAAACACGCCGAAGAAAAGGGATACAAGTATTTGATGATAGACGAAATTGCAAGCGGAATAAACGAGAAACGGAAAGGGATACACAAGTTAATCAAGATGTGTTTTGAGGGAAAGGTTGAACGGATTTTAATCGAATATAAAGATAGACTGGCAAGATTTGGCTACGAGTATCTGGACGCAATTTTTAGGAATTTAGAGATAATTGTTGAGATAGTGGAAATTAAAGAAAAGAAGTATGAAGAGGAATTAGCAGAGGATATTATGAAGATTCTTACTTGCTACTCTGCCCGATATTACGGGGCGAGAGGCGGTCGAAAGAAGAAAATTGAACCAGTTAAAGAACCCAACGAATCTAATGGAATTTAAAAAGGAGGGGATAATTTAACTTGACGGTACCTTTAGAATTTTGTAAAATACAAATATGAATAGACGCGCTATTGAATTACAGATAAAAAACCAGGCAGGAGAAATATCAGCGTGTCTATCCTGCTTGGTTTTTTGTTTATAAATCTATGAAAGAACAAAAATTAAACTTCCAAGACGAAAGCGGAGATAAGGAGTTTTTTACTATTATCCCTAATTATGTTCTTAATCATTCAACGGTTTGGGACCGCTCCCTGTATATCCAAATGAAACGAGTGGCCGGAGACGATGGCGAATGTTGGATGAGTTTGTCTGATTTGGCAGATAAAACAGGGATTAGTAAATCGCAAGTTAAAAAATCGTTGGATTATTTGTTGGATAAAAAATGGATATCTCTTACTGGAAGAAAAAAGGTATTTGGCGGATCTGTTGGAATTTATAAGATAATGAACATTTGGCACTTAAACAGCGATTACTACCGAGGTGTGCATACCAAGAACACCTTTCAAGGTGTGCATACCAAGCACGAAGGTGTGCATGGTAAAGCTAAAGGTGTGCATACGGTGGCCACAAAGAAGATCACAGAAGAAGATAAAGAAGAAGATCCATTTTATTACAACGCAAGCGTTGCGGAAAAACTAAACCTTAATTCCTTAATAGAAAAGTTTAAATCTGTCAACCCAACCTACGAGAGGTTATACGCAAAAATACCACAGCGTGCGGCTTTAGAAAGATTGGTTAAAAAATTCGGCCGGGCTGAAGTTGAAAAAATGATTGATGTTTTACCCCAGACAAATCAGGCCAAGTACGCGCCAATAATTCTTACCCCTCTACAACTTGAAGACAAGTTAGGCGCGTTAGTTAATTTTTTAAACAGAGAAAAAAATAATCAACCTAAAATAATAAAAGTGTGAAAATTATAAAAACCATTGGCCGCTTAGAGTTTGTCGTTGAAGATGACGAGGCCGAAAACATTGTTAAGGCATTCGGCACGCAAACTTTAGTCCGGTTGCGATCCGGCGCTTATCTTAATCCATCAACCATCGCGGCGGTTATCGATCCGCCTAAAATTCCGTATTGGGGCGGTTATAAAATCAACGAGGATGGCAAGAGTTTTTTCCGGGACGGCAAAAGAGTTTATCTTGAGCCGGAGAATTACCAGGAGATTAAATATTTAGAAGATCCGAAGTATTTAAACTTTAAGATGCTTGAAAATGCTAAGTAAATCATCCATCCAAAAAGGCCGCCGGTTTGAAAATTTTATCTGCGAACAAATAGAAAAAGCCGGACTTGGCAGCGCCACACGAGAAATCGGATCCGGGTCTGGCCGGCGCAAGGGAGATGTCTTTTCGTCAATTCCTTTCGTTATAGAGGCGAAAAACCAAAAGTCGATTCAGTGGTGGGCGGCTATCAGTCAAGCCCGCCAGCAGGCCAAAACAGGCGGCACAGAGCCGGATAAGTGGGCTTTGGTAGTTCGCGATCCGCGCACTCCGGAAACAGCGCCGGCTTGCTATGCAGTAATAGACCTCTGGCAATGGCTGGAGTTGCTCAAGAAAAACTCCGAACCAAAAATCAAGGCGCCGGACAGACAATTGAGATGGGATATCGCAAATTTATTAGTCGCCGCAAAAAAAGTATTAAAACATATTGAATAACATGTTAAAAGGGAGTCATCATACAGAAGAATCAAGGATAATAATTGGAGAAAGGGGTATTGGTCGTATTCCTTGGAATAGGGGAATAAAAATGTGGGAAAGAGAAAATACCAAAAGTATTGAAAAAATTTATCACGAGCCGATTATCTTAAAAGAATTAAAATTTAATCTAAAAACTAAATAAAAATTATGAAAATCATTAAAGGTTTCAAAGCGTTTAATAAAGGTCTGAAATGCCAGGGGTTTCAGTATAAAGTCGGCAAAGAGTATAAACACGAAGGAGACATTGAACTCTGTAAAAAAGGTTTCCATTTTTGCGAAAATCCCTTAGATGTTTTGAATTACTACGATTTATGCGATTCGGAATTTGCCAAAGTAGAGACAAACGGAAAAACCGAGAAAGACAAAGAAGATACTAAAATTTGTTCGGATAAAATAAAAATCGTATCTAAAATTGATTTGCCAATGTTTGTTAAGGCATCTATTGATTTCTTGTGGCAAAAGTGTTCAAAAAACAATGGGTTTTTAGGTAAGATTAAAGCCGCTTCAGGTTATGGAAGCCAATTAGCCGCTTCAGGTGATTACAGCAAATTAGCCGCTTCAGGTGATTACAGCAAATTAGCCGCTTCAGGTGATTACAGCAAATTAGCCGCTTCAGGTGATTACAGCAAATTAGCCGCTTCAGGTAATGGAAGCCAATTAGCCGCTTCAGGTTATGGAAGCCAATTAGCCGCTTCAGGTGATGACAGCCAATTAGCCGCTTCAGGTAATGGAAGCCAATTAGCCGCTTCAGGTGATGACAGCCAATTAGCCGCTTCAGGTGATGACAGCAAATTAGAAATGCTTGGAAAAGAATCTGTTGGCGCGAATATCGGGATAGGCGGGAGCATTAAAGGCAAAAAAGGAAACTGGATTACTTTGGCGGAATATAAAGACGGAAAACCGATTTGTGTCAAAACTGAAAAAATTGACGGAAAAATTATAAAAGAGGATATTTGGTATAAATTACAAAATGGAAAGTTTGTTAAATCTAAAGCATAAAAAGCACAATAAAAATTTATAACCCATCAATGCGAGATGAGGAAAAAAGATGAGAGACATTTTGATATTATGGATAATTTTTCAATTAGTGTTTATCGGAATGGCAAGGGTAGAAATACAGAATCAGATTTTTTCTAAAATCTATGTCTGTGAACCCACTCAAACTTTTCATATTTGGCTGGGTGCAGTGCTCCCTCTTACAGCTTTTGTCCAAACACCAAATTCTGTGATAAATTATTGTAATAAAATAACCTCCCCTAAGCCCCTTGATTAAGCGACCTTTATGCTTGCCCCCAAGGTTAGTTTAATCCGCTTAAAAAACTCGTGCTGGTTTTATTCAACCCGAAAGGTTGGCATCAAAGCGACTGGCGTGAGTTCTCAGGGGGCTTTGGAGAGTTTATTAACAACAGCAGATTGGTGGCGGAATACGGTAGACGCTACCTACACGGAGTAGAATTATCAAGCGTGGTAATGATAATTTATGCAGGGTGCAAATCCCTGCCCAGTCTGCTGTTTTTAGTAAATTAAATCTTTAGGAGTATGAATAATTAACCCCAGCGTAATGCGAACGTTGGAAAAATATGAGGACAATTAAAAACAATAAACAAATAGATTTCTATGTTTCATTAAAAGGAAATCGTCTATATTTAGAGACCCCAGAATACAACAAAGTTAAATTGAAGCTGGACATTACAAGTGTTTATCATTTTGTAAAAGCAGTATTAAAAACCCCAAAAGATTAAACCTATGGACATTGAAAAAAAGTTAGCAGATTACGAGATATTTTTAAGTCAAAGCATTGAATTTTTACACAGAGTTCCAGTCACATTGCCGGATTATTTCAAAAAAAAACTTATGGATAATTTCCGCCAAGCACTGGAGGGACTTAATGAGGATTGGGAGAAAAGGATTAGAGATATTTTCGCTGAAACAGTATATGAATTAACGAAAGGAAAATCGGACATTGCTTTTGACTTTGATGAATTATGGGAAGAAATCATTAAGAGGTTAAATCCATGAACGATTTCCTTTCAGCAATAAACCCCTTCATTTTAGCAATTATTGGTTTCAGTGCTGGAATAACGTGCCTTATCTTTATGGCGTATTTATTGTTTCGTACCCTAAAATGATACTCACCTGCTCAAAATGCGGCGCGGAAATAAAAAACCAGATTAGAAAACAAATTCTTAAAATAAGCTATCTGGCCGGGGCGTGTCACATAGGATCAGCGCTTTCGTGCGTGGAGATTATTGAGGCGGTCCATAATGTCAAACATGATGCTTTTTTGTTCGCTAAGGCATCCGGAGTGGCGACTTATTATCGAAAAATATTTACTTTCGGAGATTTTATTCCGGTTTCCATTGTATCATTTTATCTAAGAAATTATCCCTTACCGAGTAAAGAAGCCGGATGTATATGGTCTGGCGGATCACTGGGAATGGGATTGAGCGTGGCTGCCGGCCTGGCCATTGGTGGTAAAAAAACTTTTTGTTTGATATCTGATGGAGAATTGGATGAAGGAAACACTTGGGAAGCGATACTTTTTTTGGGACACCATCGGCCGGATCTGAAACTCTTAATTGATAGGAATAGTTTTCAAGCCCTTGGACTAACGGAAGATATTTTAAAACTCGAACCCTTGGCAGCAAAGTTTAAAGCATTCAATTGGCCAGTCAAAGAGGTCGATGGTCATAATATCAAAGCAATTGAGCGTGAACTTAGAAAACCCGGATTAATGGCAATAATTTGTAAAACAATTAAAGGCAAAGGTTATGAGTTTGAAAACAAAGTTGAAAGCCATTATCGGAATCTTACCGCGGAAGGATTTAAGAAAGGACTTCTTCAGTTTAATGGCTGAATTGGCTGAAAAAGATAATAAAGTCATAGTATTGGTAGGCGATTTAGGATTCTCTTTTTATGAAGAGTATGCCCGGAAGTTTCCTAAACAATTTATCAATTGTGGTATTGCGGAACAAAATATGGTGTTAGTGGCAGCTGGGATGGCGCTGGCCGGATTTAAGTCTTATTGTTATTCTACCGTACCATTTATATTGATGAGGCCGTTTGAACAGATAAGAAATATTTGTTATAATAATATAAACATTAAATTAATTGGTACTGGTGCGTCCGGGTTTCTTGGTTTCAGCCATAATCTTTTAGGTTGGGAAAATGAAGAAGATTTACTTAAAAATTTGCCTAATATCAAAAGATTTTATCCTTATAATGAAAAGCAACTTAAAAAAGCATTAATAAATAATTCGTTAAGTTTCATAAAAATATGAAAGTACGATTTTTTAACCCGGGCTTTGGATATTCAAAAATGAAAGCTGAAATTGATTCAGAAATAAACCGAGTATTAAGCGCCGGGGACTTAATTTTAAGGGAAGATGTTGAAAAATTTGAAAATAATTTAGCCAATTATATTGGCGTAAAGTATGCGGTTGGTCTTAATTCTGGCACTGACGCCTTATATTTAGCGCTTAGAGCATTAGGAATTGGTCCGGGTGACGAAGTACTTGTACCTTCTCGCACTTTTGTTGCGACGGCGCAAGTAGTCGTTCAGGTCGGGGCTACGCCAATTTTTTATGATATAAATGAATCATTGTATTTTTCTGAAAAGACAAAGGCAATAATACCAGTTCATATTGAAGGCGCATTTGGCGCGCAGATGGAAGATTTGATTAATTTTACCAAGAGGCAAGAAATTTATGTTATCGAGGACGCAGCACAGGCGCTTGGGGCCTTGCAAAACAATAAAATGGCCGGATCTTTTGGTGATGCCGGCTGTTTTTCTTTCTATCCTGCTAAAATTCTTGGTGCCTATGGAGATGCTGGAGCTTTGGTAACTAACGATGAAAAAATTTACAAATACGTTAAAGATTGTCGGAACCATTTCAAGGAAGATGCCAGGGATTGGGGAGTAAATTCTCGTCTGGATAATCTTCAGGCAGCCATTCTTAATGTCAAATTCAAATACTTGCCGGAAACTTTGGCCAGACGCCAATTAGTTGCCGAAAAGTATGGAAATGCTTTTTTATCTCTACCCTTAATATTGCCAGAATATACATTTGGCCGTGTTTGGCAGGACTATATTATCAGAGTGTCGGAAAGGGACTCTTTGTACGATTTCTTAAAAGAAAAAGGAATTGAAACATTAAAAAATAACTATCCATTTCCAGTGCCAAAATTGCCAAAAGCTCAGAAATACGAAGACGAAACATTGCGTTTGCCTTGCAATGAATTATTGACTGATGAAGAGATAGATTATGTGATTAATTGTCTTAAAGAATTTTATAAAGAATTTTATGATAAAAAATAAGCGTTGTTTGATAACTGGTGGCGCCGGTTCAATTGGCTCTGAATTAATTAAACAATTAGCGCCGGATAATAAGATTTTTATTTTAGACCAGAACGAAACTGCTTGTTTTGATCTGCGAGAAGAATTAAAACAAAAAGGTTATTGGGTTCATTCCAGGACTGGTGATATTAGGGATAAAGAAACTTTAGCCGATATTTTTGAGGATTTTAAGCCGCAATACGTTTTTCACGCTGCCGCGCTTAAACATGTTTCGCCGAACGAAGAATATCCGCTGGAAGCAATTAAAACGAATATTTTGGGAACTTATAACACAATTGTCGAAGCTAAAAAATGGGAATGTTTGGAAAAGTTTATTTTTATTTCAACCGATAAAGTAGTTAATGCCAAGTGTATCATGGGGATGACTAAACTTTGTGCCGAGGGATTAGTGCGCCGGGCTGGTGAGAAGTTTGTTGCGGTAAGATTTGGAAACGTTATGGGTTCGCGTGGGAGTGTTTTAGAAATATGGGATAAACAATATGAACGTGGCGATCCTTTGACCATTACTGATCCGGCCATGGAACGATACATGATGACGATTCCTGATGCTTGCCGTTTAGTTTTAAAAGCGGCAGAAAAAGGGAATAATGGCGAACTTTATATTTTAGACATGGGAAAACCTAAAAATATCATGGTTTTGAAGAAAGAGCTTTATGGAATTTATCCTTATAAAATTATAGGCATTAGACCGGGCGAAACTTTATCAGAAAAACTGATGACTTCTGATGAAGAAAAAATCGCTAAGAAGAAAGGAGATTTTTACGTTATTAAAAATTAATATAACAAAAATATGAGAATTTTAATCACAGGCAATATGGGTTTCGTGGGATCCGAAACTCAAAAACTATTAGAAGCGAAGGGACATTCAGTAGTCGGTTGTGATTTAATGGATGGTCAAGATATTAGAGATATCGATCAGTTACAAAAAAACATTAAGTATTCAGGAATAGACAGAATTTTACACTTAGCGGCTATCGCCAGGTTTGTCGATGCCGATAAAAATCCAAAATTAGCGTTTGAAACTAACGTTATTGGGACAAAGAACGTAGTTGGGGTCGCTAAAAAGCTTCACATTCCGTTGGTTTATGCTTCGACCGGATCAGTCTATATGCCGATTTCTCAGGAGCCGCCGATAAAAGAAGAATGGCCGACAATGGGTAATTCCGTTTATGGCTGTACTAAAAATATTGGGGAAATATTTGTTAAAGAGCACACACCTTATATAATTTTAAGATATGCTCATCTGTACGGTCAGGAAAAAAGGATGCATGGTCTTATCGGCGGATTTGTCGAACGGATTAAAAGAGGGTTGGCGCCGGTGCTTTATGGAGGCAAGCAGTCAAACGATTTCACTTATATTAAAGATGTGGCAACGGCTAATTTATTGGCGTTGACAGCGCCATACGATAAATGGAATCAGGTTTATAATATCGGGACCGGAGAAGAGTTAACCGCTGAGGAAGCCGGAAAAATTATTTGCGAAATGACTGGTTGGAAAGGAAAAATTGAGTTCAAAGAAGGCAGAACAGTTGATCCGCAAAGATTTGTTTTTGATATAAAAAAGGCCGAAATAATGCTTGGGTTTAAAGCGGAATATGATTTCCGCAAAGGATTAAAGGACATGTTTAAATGACTTATCGCCAATGTAGCAAATGTTTAATGGACACGACCGATCCGGATATCACTTTTGATAGCCGAGGAGTTTGCAATCACTGCCGGCAATATGATGCCGATGAAGAACAAAGACAATCGGAAATTAAAAAATTGCCAATAATTTTAAGCAAACTTAAAAAAGATGGTTGTCTGCTTGGTTTATCTGGTGGCGTAGATTCGGCTATGTGTCTTCATTATTTAGTTCAGAATGGGATCAAACCATTATGCTTTTCTCTTGATAACAAATGGAATACTCCGCAAAGTGAAGAAAATATTAAGAATTTGGTAAAAAAAACAGGGGTTAACTTTTTTGATTATAAAATAGATAATTCAAGATTTCTTGGACTTCAAGTGGCTTTTTTGATGGGTGGGATTAAAAATGTTGAAGCCGTTACGGATCATCTTCTGTTTGCCGCCACTTACGAATTAGCGGCGATGTATGGAATAAAATACGTTGTGAGTGGAGGCAATCTGGCGACTGAAAACACGATGCCGGCTGCGTGGGGAGAGGACCCGAGGGATTTGCACTGGATTAAGAGTGTATATAAAAAAGTAATGGGCGAAAAATTGACTGGTTTGCCAATGATTTCCTTATTTAAAGAACAATACTACCGGCTTATCAAAAGGATAAAATTTGTCCGGTTGCTGGATTATTATGATTATAATCGAGCTGAAGCGATTGAGCTTTTAAAAAGAGAGTACGATTTTAAGGAATATGGCGAAAAGCATTGCGAAAATGTTTTTACGTGGTGGTTTCAGAATTATTATTTATTTGAGAAGTGGGGAATCGATAAACGCAAAGCGCATCTTTCGTCTTTGATTCATTCTGGACAAATAACCAGAGAAGAAGCGATGATAGATTTAGGAAAAAATCCGGTTTATCCGCAAATTGGTTTGGAACGTAAAGTGATGTCTTATCCAAAAAAATCTTATAACGATTATCACAATTCGCGTTTGATAAGAAAATTAGTAATTTTACTTTATAAATATGCGAAAAACTTGGCAATGTAGATATTCTCCGACGTTAGGAGCGCTTGAGAGTACGCATCAAGAAGTTTGGGGTACGGATGACTATATAGACGATTATCGGCCTACGGTTTTTTTTGGGCTTTATGGTTTGCCGGATTTCTACGCTGTGTGGCGCCATAAAGGAATCAAAGAGATTTTATGGGCCGGAACGGATATAATTCATTTTTTAAATGGCTATTGGTTGGAAGACGGAGGCGTAATAAAAGTTGATCGTAAAGCATTTGGTATCTGGTTATCAAGAAATTGCGGCCACTGGGTCGAAAACGAAACTGAACGCCGAGCTTTGTTAGAGGCCGGAATTTTTTCTCGGATTGTGCCTTCGTTTTTAGGAGATGTCAGAAATTTTAAAGTTTCTTTTAAGCCCAGCAAAAAAATAAAACTTTATGCGTCTGTTTCGGGAGATAATTTTTTACAATATGGTTGGGATAAAGTGGAAGAATTAGCGTCTAACCATCAGGATATTGAGTTTCATCTTTATGGCAGTTCTAACTGGAAAAGCAATTACCAGAATGTTATTGTCCATGGTCGGTTGCCAAAAGATCAAATGAATAAAGAGATAAAAAAAATGACAGGTGGATTAAGATTGACTGAATTTGATGGATTTTCGGAAATCCTGGCTAAAAGCGTTCTGTGGGGGCAGTGGCCGGTTTCATTGATAGAATATCCTTATATTTTAAGACCGTCGCAGATTGATCAATTAAAAGGCAAGCACACTTCAAATATTGAAGGCAGAAATTATTATTTAAAGACATTGAATCAATATCCGTGGGTAAAAAATAGTTCTTAAAAAAAGGAGGACGACATGAAAATCTGTTTAATAATTCCGCAATCAAGTTTTCTTACAGATGAAAAAGTTTTTGTCAGTTTAGGAATTTTGAAAGTAGCGGCGGCGTTGGAAAAAAGAGGCATCGAGGTTGAAGTATTGGATTTGTCTGGAGTTACTGAATATGAAATACCCGAAGCCGACGTTTATGGCATTACGGCGACTACGCCACAATTGCCAGCAGCGGTTGAAATCGCGAAACGCTTAAAAAAGAAAGTCATTTTAGGCGGTCCGCATGTTACTTTAATCAATGCGGCGCGTAAAAGAATAGGTGGCCGGTCAGTGAAAGCGTTCCAAGATTTAAGAAAAGACTTCGATGTTTTGGTGGCCGGCGATGGGGAAAAGGCGATTTTTAAGGCGCTTGATAAAAATTCTGGTTTAGTCGATGCCGATGATTTTAATTCGCCGTTGTTTATAAAAAACGACGAAACGTTGCCAGCCAGACACTTGATAGACCTTGAAAGTTATCATTATGAGATTGATGGCGTGCGCGCGACTTCTTTGATTTCACAATTGGGCTGCCCTTTTAAATGCGGTTTCTGCGGTGGAAGGAATACTGATACTTATGGAAGAATGCGGCGCAAACGTCCGGAAAAAGTAATCGAGGAAATAAGGTATCTAAACAAGACGTACGGATATAGGGGATTTATGTTTTATGATGATGAATTGAATGTTAATCCAGATTTGGTCAATTTAATGGAACGAATTGAGCGTTTAGGGTTGGATTTGCGGTTAAGAGGATTTGTCCGGGCGAATCTTTTTACCGATAAACAAGCCGAAGCGATGTACCGTGCCGGGTTTAGGGTTATATTGACTGGGTTTGAATCCGGATCTCCGCGAATGTTAAAGAATATGAACAAAATTTCTACAATTGATGATAATTCTCGATGCGTGGAGATCGCCCAGCGGCACGGATTGAAAGTTAAGGCATTAATGTCTATCGGTCATCCCGGCGAATCCATAGACACTATCGACGAGACGCGCCAATGGCTTAAAGCCAATCGGCCGGATGATATCGATATCACGATTATTGCTGTTTATCCAGGTACAAATTATTATGATTTAGCCAAGCCGGCCGGTAAAGAATGGTGTTATGAGATTAATGGCGATAAACTTTATAGCCAGGATATTGATTGCCGCAAAGTCGTGAATTATTATAAAGGCAATCCGGGCGAGTATGTTTCTTTCGTACGAACAGATTATTTATCCCCTTTAGATTTAGTTCTTTCAAGGGAAAAATTAGAAAAAGAATTTAAAAATGAGGCATAAACCGACAAAAAGAGAAAAATATCAGAAGCGCCTAAAAAAGATTCGTCAAAGAAACGATATTTTAGAATTAAGGCCGTATTCAAAAGGAGAGAGCGGCCTGGTCAGTTGTGTTATTTATACTTACAACCGGGCCGCTATTTTATCTCGGGCTATTCGTAGCGTACTTAACCAAACTTATCAAAACTTCGAATTAATAATTTCTGACGATTGTTCTTCCGATAATACCGAAGAGGTTGTCTTGAATTTTACTGACCCGCGAATAAAGTATTTCCGCAACGAAAAAAATGTCGGCAGTTCGATCAATAAAATCATCGGAATTTCAAAAACCGCCGGGCGCTATATCGTAATTTTAGACGATGATAATGAATTTGCGCCGACTTTTTTTGAAAAATCGATTGCTTTATTAGGCAATTCTTCAAAAAAAGTCGGGGGGATAAGGGTTGGGCGAGTGATAATCCAAGACGGCTATAAGGATTATGCGCCGGTCCACACAGGATTATTTGATTCAATTGACTGGGGTTTTATGATGAAACGAGAAGTTTTTAATAAAGTTCAATACGATCCTTTATGCCGCGGTGACGAAGATGCTGATTTTGGAATCCAATTCGCTAAACATTTCAGAAGTTTATCGATAGAGGAGCCGTTAACTATTTGCCACGCGGCAGAAGAAAAAAGCAATTGTACGCCCACGATTAAAAGATTGTCCGGACTGGAGTATTTTATCGGGAAAAATTTAGATTACTATAAACAAGATAAAAACGAATTGAGATATCTTTATCGTTTGGCCGGAAGGAATTTTTATTCCGGGGGATATAAGTTAAAAGGCTTGAAATACTTTTGGCTGTCGTTTATGGCCTTACCTAACTGGCGGACTTTCAAGCATTTATTTTTTATCTTATTTGGCTGGCGTGTTTATGACTGGTATATGGATAGCCAAGAGCGTCGCGCCGCCAGAGAAAGATTAAAACGTTATGCCATTTGAGTATTTAAAAAGGGATGGAGAATCGTCCACTGTCAACGAAAGCCATTTTTTAGCGGCCTTGATTAGGGTTATCAAACCGAAAACTTGCGTGGAGACCGGCACGCATAATGGTTGCACGGCTAAAGCCATTGGCGATGCTTTAAGGAAAAACAGATCGGGTCATTTATGGACTTACGATATTATTTCGTGCGGCGCTAAAAATAGCCGTTATGTGAGTTATAAAATAGCGGATAGTTCAAAGGTCAATTTGCCGTTAGACATAGATTTTGTTTTTGTCGATGGTTGCCATGAAACCAAATTTATCGTTAAAGAGTTTAAGCATCTTAAAAAGAATTTAAGCAAAGGCGCGTTGGTTATATTTCACGATTATGTTCCTTGGGATCCCGGCTATGTGGCCGCGGCAATCAAAAAATTAAAATTAAAAGGAGTTTATATCCCGACGCATTATGGGATGTTCATCTATCGTTATGAATAATTTTAGTCATTTTCTTTATGTTCCATTCACCGGTTTAGGGTTGTTTAACGGTTACCGGGGAGATGGATGGCTAAAAAACCGCATTCAAGTTTTCAAGCAGTTTGTCGTGCCATCTTTGCTGGCACAAACAAATAAAAATTTCACACTTTGGATTTCTTGGCGCCCACAGGAACGAAACAATAAACAAGTGAGGGAATTATTTGGTTATCTTGAGGATTTAGGGCTAAAAACTATTTTTACTTATGGCGGCGTTTGTTTCTGGGATGATAAGTATAAAGACGAAGAAGCCCGGGAACGCTTGATCATGGCGCTTCATCATTCTATTAACGATTTGGTTTATGATTTACGTGGCGATTGGGTTTTAATGACCCTCCAGCCGTCGGATGATTGTTATCGTAGGACAATGGTTGATGAAATTCAGAAAACATTTTCAGCTAAACCGGAAGCGCAGGCCATCGGTTATTCGCGCGGGTATATTATGCGATATGATACTCAGCAAATAGCCGAATATAATCCATTGACTACACCGCCATTTTTCACAATTAAATTTCCTAAGCCGGTTTTTATTGATCCGCTTCAACACTTGGAATACACCGGTCCGTATAAAAGCCACGAATACGTCGGTCAAAAGTTAAAGTATTTTCTTTCCGACGAGAGGGGTTTTTTAGTAGGGATTCATGGGGAAAACATTTCAACGGTATTCGACCATCCATTTAAAGGAGAGACAGTCAACGGCATTGTCCTAAAAGATTTTGGGTTAGACGAGGTTGAGCCATTGAAAATTAAAATCAGTTTAGCCAAAAGAATTTTAAAAAAACTACCTTATCGTGTCCGACGCAAACTGAGGTACTGGCGGGAAATAATCATTAAAAAAACAGGTTTTTAAGAAAAACGAGGCAATAGAATGCGATTTAAGGCGTTTTAGAAAGCCGAGTTGATATGAACTATGTTTAAAAGTACTTCAAAACATTTGAAATACTGGCAGGAGCGCCAGCTTGATTGGAAAAAATTTTATTTGGCTACCTGGAATCACCCGCACCGCCAATTCATTATACAGGTATTGAAAACTTTTATTTGGCAGAGTTTATGGGAAGTCGGTTGCGGCCCGGGGCCAAACTTGGTAAAAATTTGCCAGACATTTCCGGAAAAACAATTAGGCGGAAACGATGTTAACGCGGACGCTATCAAGTTGGCCAGTGAAACTTTTAAGGGCGGTGTATTTGAAGTTAGCCCGGGAAATGATATTATTATGTCAGATGGGGCGACGGACGTTGTGTTAAGCGATATGTGCTTGCTTTACGTTGACCCATTTAAGATCGATAGTTACCTTAAAGAAATGAAACGGATTTGCCGGCGACGGTTAATCTTGGTCGAGCTTCATTCGGATAGTTGGTGGGAAAGGTTTAAGTTAAGATGGGGCGGTTATCACGCTTATAACTATTTCCGGCGCTTGGAAAAGATTGGTTTTTATGATATAATGATATGGAAGATACCGAAGGAATCTTGGAACGGCGCGCCACAAGATAAGTTCGCTTATCTGATTTCAGCCAAACCATAATCAAATAGAATTAAATAAATGAATATGTTTAACAAAAAACGCAAATTTTTTAAATCAAAAATCAAACAGGTTGAACGTTCGATTTGGGATTTGGAGTTTAAATTGTATAAGATTCGGGAAATGAGAGAGGAACGTCGCAAGCAGCGCGACCGGGCCATGGAAACAATTGATGCTTATGAGGTTCAGTTAAAAAAGCCGGATCATAAAGAAGAAACAATTAAAGAGTTGACCGGCAAGAAAGACGAACAAATTAAATATAAAGAGCACCTTGAGCAACAAATTCAATTCTTGGATTGGGAAATTAACGGCGGCGCTCCTGAAGGGGCGGTTGACGGAAATGGTTCGCCGATAATCGGCACTATTCCGCAAATTGAAGGTATGCGAGAATTGCTTAAAATGTACAGGGATTATTTAAAGCAATTTTAGTATGGAAGAAAATCAGCCAACAATTGGAGAGATAAGTCAAGAGCCGATAAAACCGGTGGAAAATCGGAGAGAAGACGGCACTTTCGGTCCAGGCAATAATGCTAATCCCACAGGCAGGCCGAAAGGGAAGACTATCAAAGAATGCTTAAAGGATTATCTTGAAGAACACCCGGAAGAAAAAGCCAGATTTGTTAAGTACTTCGTTAAGAAGAATCGGGAATTAGGTTGGCAGATGCTTGAAGGAAAACCAAAAGCGTCTTTTGATATGGAAGTTGACGCAGAGAGTTTGGCGCAATTGACTGAATTTTTTAGGTCGTTAGCCAATAAAAAAGATGACTGAAAACGATCAGCGAGCGTTT